CTTGCCAATCCTTTGGTGTCATTGCTATCTCTACTTTATGGATTTGCGTATTATCTTTTAGATTATATTTCTTTCGCAACTGTCCAATCACGCTTTTATGTGTTCTGGTCTTTGGTATATCTGCCATGTTATTTTCTCCGTAAATGCTAAGTTATTAAAACCTAGTAACTATATTATACACACACATTTACTCAGTTGTAAACAATTTTACTCAATAAATATGTAAATAATTACTAAAAAACCATAATAAATACCCATATAAGCTATAATTAATCGGAATATGACAGTAAAAACACCAAAGAAAAGAGGACGTAAGCCAATCGTCATAGACTATGACCGAGTAGAATACCTGGCATCGTTAAACCTTGGTATTATGGACATTTGCCGAAGTCTGGGCGTTGGTTGGGATACATTTAATAAACATAGAAATAGAAAAAACTCTGAATTAGCGGACTCATTGAACAGAGGAAAAGCAAAAGGTCTACAACTAGCAACAACGAAGCTTATGGAAAAAATACAAGAAGGCGAGTTCAACGCAATCCAGTTTTATCTAAAATCAGCCGACCGCGAAACCTGGGCCGAAAAGCAAACTGTCGAACACAATTTAAACCTCGCTGGCATCCTCGACAGTGCACGCGAAAGAGTTAAAGTAATAGATCACGCGCCAGCGCCTGCCCTGAGCAAGCGCACGCAATCGCTGAGCAAAAACGCACAGCGCGAGGCGGCAAGCGAGGGCGCGAATGAATAGCAAGGGGTTGAATGCGAGCTTAGTTTTTATGCTCCCTTTTTAACTATGCGAATCTCTCTCAATAAATCGCATTTAACCCCCCCTTTAGCGCAGGCGGTAGTGCGTTATATATATAACTACTCAACTAAAATTTTTTAATTTTTTTTAATATGAAATACGGTGTAAAACTAGAAAAGGAATTGATGACCGAACTATGGTCAGGTCATATCAAAGACAACCCAGTAAACTTTGTTAAGTATGTGTTCCCATGGGGTCAGAAAGACACCCCCCTCGAAGATTTTAAAGGACCAAGGAAGTGGCAGGAAAAAATTTTACGAGAAATGGCAATACACATTGAGCGAAACAATGTATTAGATTTACCAGAGATGTTTAGACTAGCCGTAGCTTCAGGTCGTGGTATTGGTAAGTCCGCACTTGTCGCATGGATTATACTTTGGATGTTATCTACTAGACTTGGTTCTACCATAATCGTAACTGCTAACACCGAGCAACAGCTTAGATCAAGAACATGGGCGGAGTTAGGTAAATGGCTCACGCTATCTATTAACTCTCATTGGTTTACTAAAACGGCTACCACGATAAAACCAGCACAATGGTTTGAAGATGCGCTAATAAACGACCTCAAGATTGATACTGGTTATTATTACGCGCAGGCGCAGTTATGGAGCGAGGAAAACCCCGATGCGTTTGCAGGCATCCATTCATCTTACGGCGTATGCCTGATAATGGATGAAGCGTCAGGTATTCCCGCTCCTATTTACTCCGTCAGCGAGGGATTCTTCTCCGAACCCACGCGCGATAGGTATTGGTTTACTTTCTCCAACCCGCGCCGTAACACAGGGCCATTCTACGACAGCTTTAACTCCAAGCGCTCCTTCTGGGTCAACGAACAAATCGATTCGCGCACCGTCGAAGGCACAGACCAAAAGCTCTTTCAAACGATGATTGAGCAATACGGCGAAGATTCCACCGTCGCGCGCGTGGAGGTGATGGGCGAGTTCCCATCCGCAGACGATGATACCGTCATACCAATGAGCCTAGTCAGAGCAGCAGTCGACAGAGATGTATCGCTAACAGCTAACGCGCCGATAATATGGGGATTGGATGTCGCCAGGTTTGGCGGTGATAACTCCGCGCTATGTGTCAGACAAGGTAACCATGTGATGAAGATTAAGTCGTTTAAGTCTATGGATCTTATGCAACTTTGTGGGGTGATTAAGAATATGTATGACGATTGCACAGCGATAGAGCGACCGCAAGAAATATTAATTGATGTTATTGGTTTGGGCGCAGGCGTGGTGGACAGGCTAGCAGAGCAGAACTTACCCGTGCGCGGTGTGAATGTTGCCGAAGCACCCGCGACTAAAAAAAATTATTTAAACCTACGCGCTGAGTTATGGTTTGCAATTAAAGACTGGCTAGTGCAACGTGATTGCAGGTTGCCAGATGACGATGATTTAGTCTCAGAACTAGCAGCACCTTTATATAAATACACCTCTACTGGTAAAATAAAGATAGAAAGTAAAGACGAAATGCGTAAGCGTGGAATCAAGTCACCAGACAAAGCAGACGCACTTGCATTAACCATGGCATCAAGTGCTGCAAGTTTTGGTGGAAGCACAAGCTTTTTAGGTTATAATTTCAGACAACCGCTTAAATCAAGAATAATCAGAGTAGGATAATTTATGGCAAAAAAGATTAAAGAAACAGAAGTCATGGCACAAGCACAAGAACAAAACGATATGATTGACCTAGTTGGGGTGATTAAGTCTGAGATGGATGATGCTAAAGACTTCATACATCAAGTCGGCGCGGAAAGAGCTGAGTCTACAGAATTTTATTTAGGTACAGAACCAGAAGGTACTAGCTCATTACAATCAGAGTTTGTATCTACTGATGTAAGAGAAAGCGTCTTGTTTATGTTGCCATCAATCATGCGTACATTTTTTGGTACTAAAAAGATTGTAGAGTTTGTGCCAAAAGGACCAGAGGACATCCAGTTAGCAGAACAACAAACCGATTATATTAACTATCTGATTAGAGAAAAAAATCCAGGCTTCCAAGTTTTGTATGACGTTTTTAAAGATGCGTTAGTAAGAAAGACTGGTTTTATAAAAGTTTTTTGGGATGACAGCGTAACTGCAACAACACACGAATACAGCAACATAGACCCACAATCCTACCAAGCATTAATCTTAGATAAGAACGTAGAAGTTATAGAAGAGTCAGTAACCAAAGAAACCATTACCACCTTTGATCCTGTAAGCCAAGAGGAGATAATTCAAGAAATACCAGCAAGTTATGACCTAACGATTAGACGATTAAAACCAAAAGACCAAGTATGTATTGAGTCTGTACCACCAGAAGAAATACTTATATCAAGACACGCACGCGATATAGAAACTGCATCTTACGTTGCTCATAGAATGGTTAAGTCAGTCTCTGATTTGGTTGCTATGGGTTACGACCAAGAAGAAATAGAAGAACATGCAGGCTATGGCGGTAGTGCTTTAGACCCAGAAAGCTACGAAGAACAAGAAGCAAGAAACCCGTTTGATAATATGGTATATCCAGACAGACATGATGCTGGCGGTAAAGATGTTTACTATGTAGAACACTACCTATACTACGACTTTGACGGCGATGGTATTGATGAAAGAATCAGAGTATGTACTGCTGGTGACTCACTTAACGTGTTAAACGTAGAGCCATGGGATGAATTACCAATATGTATGTTCTGCCCTGATCCTGAACCACACACAGCAATAGGTTCATGTCCAGCTGACTATCTAAAACCAATACAAGCTGCTAAATCACAAATTATGCGTGATACCTTAGACTCACTAGGTCACTCAATCTTCCCAAGAATGGGTATTGTTGAGGGTCAAGTAAACGTAGATGACGTATTAAATACAGATATTGGTCAGCCAATAAGAATGAGAGCGCCAGGAATGGTACAACCATTTGCTGTACCTTTTGTTGGTAAAGAAGCTTTCCCAGTTCTAGGATATTTAGACGAAGCCAAAGAAAACAGAACAGGTGTATCTAAAGCAAGCGCAGGATTAAACGCAGAAGCTTTACAATCTACAACTTCCGCAGCTGTAAGTGCTACTATGAGCGGTGCACAAGGCAGAGTAGAACTTATATGCAGACATTTTGCTGAAGGTGGTCTAAAAGCCATGTTTAAAACAGTAAATAACCTAGTAATTAAGCACCAAAATGCACAAGATGTCTTTAGATTAAACGGTAAATTTATACCTGTAGACCCAAGATATTGGGATTCAGACAAAGATATGGTGGTAAATGTAGCTATATCTAAGTCATCTGACACAGAAAAATTCCAAGTTTTAACACAATTAGCAGGTAAACAAGAACAAATCATGCAAACACTAGGGCCACAGAATCCTTTAGTGTCAATGCAACAATATGCAAACACTTTGACAAGAATGGTCGAACTAGCGGGCTTCCAAGATGCACAAACCTTTATAAATACAGAAGTTCCGCCTATGCCACCGCAACCACAAGAGCCACCTAAACCAGATGCAGCAGAAATGCTTGCACAGGCTGAAGCAATGAAGGCACAGGTTAGCGCACAGAAAGCTATGATCGATGCAGAAACCGATAGAATGAAGATTATCATGGACGATGATAGACAAAGAGATATAGAAGAAGCACAACTAAGAGTTAAAGCCCTAGAGCTACAAGCTAAGTATGGAGCACAGATTAATATCGCAGAAATAAATGCAGTTATGGAAAGAGATAGAGAAGGAATAAGACAAAATGCAAAAGCTCAAGCTCAAGGATTATTTACAAACAATGTGCCACAACAAAATATATGATATTGAAGTAATGGTTGATGATATGGTTTATGTGGGTAAAGAAATAAGAGCTAAGAATAGAACTCATGCACTACAGATTATGTCGATTATGTCAGGTGGCGAAGTAAAAACAGATTCTGAAATAATTTATTATGAAGAAAGGACGGTACACTAATGAAATACATAAGTAAGTTTTGGGTATGGTTAAAAGAAACTATACATAAATTTTTAAACTGGTTTGATGGCTTTATGTCTCCAGCACCAGTTGCTAAAAAAAGAGGTAGACCAAAGAAAAAATAATGGCGATTACATACAGAGGCGAAAGATTCAGCGGTTATAACAAGCCAAAAAGAACACCAGGCAAATCTAAAAAGTTTGCTGTACTTGCAAAGCAAGGTGATAAAACAAGACTCATTCGCTTCGGTGATCCAAACATGACAATCAAGAAAGCACAGCCAAAAAGACGTGCATCATTTAGAGCAAGACATAAATGCGATACAAGTCCACCAAGCAAAATAACAGCAAGATATTGGAGTTGTAAAAAATGGTAAAAAAAACTAAAAAAAAGAAAGGACCAGTTCCTACTAACCCAGCACTATACGCAAGTGTAAAAGCTGCGGCTAAAAGAAAGTTTGATGTATACCCTAGTGCTTATGCTAACGCTTGGCTTGTAAGAGAATACAAAAAGAAAGGCGGCGGATAT